GTTTATTTGAATACGATGTTCCAGCAGGATACACAGCTTTAACAACAAAGGGGTTAAATTTATAATATGGCATACACAACAATTAGTAAATCTACTTTACATCATGACTGTAATCTTTACCAAGCAAATGGTAGTGGAAAAACAATAAGTGGCATGGGATTCAAACCAGATATGATATGGACAAAAAATCGTAGTAGTGCATCTTATATTCCAGCTATTGTAGATGCTGTAAGAGGTGGTACAAAAAAAATATTTACTTGTAATACTGATGCTGAAGCCACAGATTCAAATGCAGTAACATCATTTACTTCTGATGGTTATGTGTTTGGTTCAAGTGGAAGTTTTAATTATAGTACAGATAATTATGTAAACTGGTGTTGGAAAGCAAATGGTGCAGGTTCAGTTGATTCATCAAGTGGAAGTATTTCAGCAACAGTATCAGCAAATGCAACAGCAGGTTTTTCAATTATAAGATTTACAAATCCATCTTCTGGTAATTTTACAATTCCACATGGTTTAGGTGTAGCACCTGATATGTTAATTTTTAAATGCACAGGTGGAAGTCAATCATGGTTTGTTTTACATAAAGATTTAGCAAGTTACACAGATAGATATTTAAGATTACAAACAACTGCTTCTGAAATTACTTATACAATGCAATCACAAGCACCAACAAGCACATTATTATATTTGAATAGTGGTGGTGTTTCTAATGGAAACGCAGATACAATTTGTTATGCGTTTGCTAGTAAAACTGGTTATTCAAGATTTGGAAGCTATACAGGAACTGGTAATGCTGATGGGACATTTGTTTACTGTGGCTTCAAACCAAAATTTTATATGCTTAAAAGAATAGATAGTGCAGATTGGTGGGGTGTTTGGGATAATAAAAGATTAGGATATAATCCAAATAACTACCACATGAGAATTAATGAAACAAGTTATACTGAAGCATCTAAAGTTGTTGATCAACTTTCAAATGGTTTTAAAATAAGAGAAACAGATACAGCAATTAATGCTAGTGGTGGAAATTATCTCTATATGGCATTTGGTCAATCATTAGTAGGTTCAAACGATATACCTTGTACAGCGAGATAAAATATGGCAATAATTAAATTAACAAATCAAAACGCAAATATCATAACTGGTGGTACAGTAGCAACAGCTAGATTAGGAAGTGGTACAGCAAATAATACTACTTTTTTAAGAGGCGATCAATCTTATCAAGCATTATCAGAATTTAACGATGATAAATTAGTAAATGATATTTCTACTTTAGCTTTACACCAAGCAACAAATAATAATTCAGCAAAATATAATTTAGCTAATTCAAATGTTGATGTGTACCAAGATTCAAGTGCTATTGCTAATTTAACTAATTGTGCAAGACATTCAACAGGGGAATATATTTCAACAGTCTATACTACAACAGGTGCTTATTCAAATGACAGTAATACAGTTTTATTATTACATTTAGATAATAATGTGACTGATAGTTCTTCAAACTCAATAACAGTCACTAACAACAATTCAGCTGCATTTTCATCATCAGAATATAAATTTGGTAATTATTCATTACAACTAAATGGAACGAGTCAATATTTATCTACTCCTGATATGGACACAGTTGATGGTTCTGTGACAACTCCAACGACAGGAGATTATACTATGGAAGCATGGTTTAAATTAACAGTTAATGACAGTAGTTCTAGGAGATTGTGGGCGATAGGTAATAATGGTGCGCCAAGTGGAGGTAGTACACCTATTGTTTCATTTGGTAGAGCAGGTTCAACAACACAAGAAGTAAATTTTTGGGGTAGTACACCAGCGACAAATGTTAATATGAATTATTCAGGTTTAGCTTACGATACTAATTGGAATCATTATTGCGTAATGCGTAAAAGTAGCACAACTTATTTTTTTTACAATGGAGTTAGAGTTAATGATACAGGACATTTTGAAGATGATTTAACAGGACATAGTGGAACAATATTTATTGGCGCAAGGTCAGGTTCAACAGGGGAATACGTTCAAGGTTATGTTGATGAAGTTAGATATTCAAATAATGCTAGATTTCCAGAAGGCAGTACACAGGGCGATAATACATTTACACCAAATGAAGTGACTGCAAACAATGCAACAGGAAGTTATGAATCAACTGCACAAACTTCTAATGCTTCTGTAAGTAAAATTTCAGCAGTAGTCACTTACACTAACGCAACAGGAACAAATACTTTAAATACTGATATTGTTTTACAAGTATCAGCTAATAATGGAACAAACTGGTCTAATGCAACTTTAACTGCGGCAGGAACATTTTCAACAGGTGTTTTACAAGCAGTCACTAATGATATAACAGTCACAGCAGGAACACAATTAAAATACAAAATATCTTTTGCAAATCAAGCAAGTGGTTCAAAAGTAGCAAGAATAAATGGAGTAAGTTTATCTTATTAAGGAATTATTATGGCATATATAGGAAGAGGAACAGATAATATAAGTAATGTAGAAGTTTTAGATAATATTACTTTCAATGGTAATTCTAGTTATACTTTACAAAAAGGTGGTGCAAATTATGTTCCAGTAAGTGCTAATAATATTTTAGTTTCAATAGATGGTGTCGTACAAGCAAATAACTTTTCTGTAAGTAGTTCAACAATAGATTTTGGAACAGCAGTCACAGGAACTTGTAATTTTGTATTACACTTTGGTACAGGATTAATTACAACAGTTCAAGATGGTGCAGTCACAACAGCTAAAATTGGAGATGACGCAGTCACTTATGCTAAATTACAAAACCTTGCAACAGCAAATAGAGTTTTAGGTTCTACAAGTACAGGTCTTATAGGAGAAACACAAATAGCAACTGCTATGGTTTCTGATGATGCTATTACTTATGCTAAAATGCAAGACACAAGTACTGCTAACAGAATTTTAGGTGCGGCAAGTGCAGGTACGATAGGCGAAGTTCAAGTAGCAACAGATATGATTGCTGACTCACAAGTAGATGAAGCAAAATTAAAAATTAGTAATACTCCAACGAATGGATATTTTTTATCAGCACAATCTGGTAATACAGGTGGATTGACTTGGGCAGAAGCAGGTGGTGGAGCATTTACTCTATTATCAACTACAAATGTTTCTAGTGCAGTTGCACAAGTAGATATAACTTCAAACATAGACAGCACATATAAAAATTATATGTTTGTTCTTTCAGATGTTCATAACACAACTGATAATGTTAGATTTCAAGTACAATTTTTTAGCTCTGGTGGTTCACCAGACACAGGTTCCCATTATATATATGGTGGAAGTGGTCACAGATCAGATAATGCTTCACTTGATATGAATAGTACAGGTACTACACAAGGAGAAATTTCAATTGCGGCTTGTTCACTAGATGCTGGTCATAGACACGATCAATTTGTACTTCATTTATTTAATCCAGCAGGAACAGATAGTTATAAAATGATGATGTCTCACTGTGTTCAACAACTTGGAAATGATAAAACAGGTGTTGGACAAATTGGTATTACATATGCAAAAACAATCGCTGTCACAGGAGTAAGATTTAAAATGGCAGCAGGAAATATTGACAGAGGTATTTTCAAACTATATGGCATAAGTTAGGAATAAAATATGAAAAAATTAGTAGATGGAAAATTAATAGATATGACAGCAGAAGAAATTGCTGTAAGAGAAGCTGAAGAAAAAACATGGAATGATGGTGCTTTAGATAGAGCATTAAATGATTTAAGAAAAGATAGAAATAAACTTTTAGCAGATAGCGATTGGGAAGTCACTATGGCTAAAGAAAAAGGAACTAATTTATCAAGTGCTTTTAAAACTTGGCGACAAGAATTAAGAGATATTACAGAGGGTTTGACTACTGTTGAAGAAGTAGAGGGAGTTGAGTTTCCAGAAAAACCATAGTATAATTTACTATGGATAAACCTAAAAAATCTATACTGATTTGTATTCCTAGTTTTGACACAAAAATACATCTAGAAACTATATCATCAATTATATCTACAAGAGATTTACTTGCTAGAAATGGTATTGCTATCGGTATGATGTGGGTAAGAGATAGCTTGGTCACTAGAGCAAGAAATAAATTAGTAGCACAATTTTTAAAAACAGATTGTACTCATTTATTTTTTATAGATGCTGATATAGTTTTTAATCCTGATGATTTTATAAGAGTAATTAATTTAGATAAACCTATTGTATCTGCACCTTATCCTATAAAAAAAGAAGATAAGATAGAAAAAGGAGATGCTAGTTTAGGTTGGTGTCTTAACTTTAAAATTGGTAAGTATGATTTTAACGATAACAAAGATGGTTATAAAGTTTGTGATTATGCTGGTACTGGTTTTATGTGTATTCAAAGAAAAGTATTTGAAACTATAATAGAAAAATATCCTAGTATAGAATATCTTGCTGATGTTCAAGCAAAGATAGATGGCGAAAGAGAATTAAAAGGTAATAAAGAATATGCTTTCTTTGATTGTGGGATACAAGGTCAAGGTATTTTAGAAGATAAAGATAATACTAAAAGATATTTAAGTGAAGATTATTATTTTTGCCAGTTATGGAAACAATGTGGTGGCGAAATATGGACAGATTTAACTAGCGAACTTAAACATATAGGAATTAAAAAATATACAAGACCATCAATTATAAAAAGAAAGTATAAAGATGCCTAATATAACTATACCATTAGATAAGTTATATGAATTAAAAGATAAAAAAGAATTAATAGAATTAATAAAACTAAAGAATCATCAGTTATTAAAAGCTGATAATGAAGTAGAAAGATTAAATAATTTAGTAAAATTTACTAAAGATAAATTAGAACAAGCATGTAAAGGAAACATAACTTCTGATCCTATTGTTAATAAGGTTATAGCAAAGCATATTGATAGACATAATCAAGGTATGATTAATTTTGGTATGACTATGCAAGATAATAATAAACCTTATCAAGAATGGGTAAAAGACGCACAAGAAGAATCAATGGATTTTATCCTTTATTTAGAAAAAACACTTAAATAGTCGAAAATAATGCCAATTCTAGCCTCATAGAGCCTCGTACAGAGGGGTTCAAGGGTAAATAGGTATATTGGGGTAGGAGAAAATAACTATGGCAAAAAAACCATTGTTTGGAGTAAATACTTATGTAGAAACTACTAAAAAGAAGATAGGAAGACATAAGAAAAATATGAACAAACAGGAAAAAAAAAATTTTAAAAAATATCGTGGACAAGGGAGATAGATATGCCTAGATCAGTAAAGAAAAAAGTTAAAAGAACTTATTCAAGCAGTACTGCTCATCAGAGGATTGATGACCACGAAAAATTGTGTAGAATAATGCAAGAACAAACTAATAGGAAAATTGAAAGATTAGAAAAGATTGTAATGTCATCAACAGCTATGTTAATAATAGGAATGGCTACAATAATATACAACCTAATAATTAAAATTTAAGGGGGAAATGTATGCAGTTAAGTAAGCACTTTAAATTGGAAGAGATGACCAAGAGTATGACAGCAACTAGGAAAGGGATTGAAAATAATCCAGGTGCTGGGGATATTAAAAATTTAGAAAATATATGTTATGAAATATTAGAGCCTGTCAGAGCAAAGTTTGATAAAGCTATAACTATCACATCTGGCTATCGTTCAGAAGAATTATGCGAAGCTATCGGATCAAAAAAAACATCACAACATGCTAAAGGACAAGCAGTCGATTTTGAGATAGCTGGTGTGCCAAATATAAAGGTTGCATATTGGCTAGTAAATAATGTAGATTTTGATCAATGTATCCTCGAGTTTTATAATCCTAATGATCCAGCAGGTGGTTGGGTGCATGTTAGTTATAATGAAAAAGGTAATAATAGAAAGCAAGTCTTGACTTATGATGGCAAAAAATATGAAAATGGATTGCCTGATATGGAATGGAAAGATGGCAAAGTGGTAGGTTCATAATGTGGTTATCAGCAATTAAATTAGCAGTATCAACTGGCAGTAAAATATATGCTAATAAGCAAAGACAAAAAGAAGCTATGTCACAAGCCGCACTCCTTACAGCTGAAAAGATGGCTAGAGGGGAAACAGAATATCAAGGTAAATTATTAGAAGCTAGACAAAACGATTACAAAGATGAGTTCGTTCTCATAATACTTTCGGCTCCGATAATAGTACTCGCATGGGCAGTCTTCAGTGATGATCCAGCTATGATGGAAAAGATTGAATTATTTTTTCATCACTTTGGTAATCTTCCAGTATGGTTTCAAACTTTATGGATAACTGTCGTTGCGAGTATTTTTGGTATTAAAGGAACACAAATATTCAAGAATGGTGGACCAAAAGGAAAATAGTTATGACAAAGTGGGCATTAGTTTTAGTTATATGCTCATTTGAATCGAATACTTGTATTCCGCCATTTAATTATCCTATACAATTTGACGATGCTTATGATTGTATGATGACTGGGTATCAAGAATCAATAAATAAAACTATAGAAATCGGTAGAGAAGATATAAATAAACATAATATTTATATTAAATTTAGTTGTAATCCTATTAATACTATCTAATTTGCAACCATAGGTTTTTTATGCTACTAATAATTGTATGGCAAACAAAATTTTAAAAATTTTAGTTATAGGCGATACACACGATAGTCCTCATATACCAGATAAAAGTAGATTTGGTTGGTTCGCAAAACATATTCGTAAAACTAAACCTGACTTTGTAGTTCAGATAGGCGACTTTGCAACCTTTGATAGTTGTACTCATTATATTCGTGATGATAGTTATACTGCTAAAATAGATAAACCTATTTTTATGAAAGATATTGAATCTTTAGATTCAGCTATGGAAGAGTTTAAATATCATTTAAAAGATTTTAAAGTTAAAAAATATTTGACTTTAGGTAATCACGAAAGAAGAATGTGGAGAAAAGAAGATTCTAATCCAACTTTTTATGGTATGTGTCAAAAAGAGTTTTTCGGTACTTGTAAAAAGTATGATTGGGAAGTTATACCTTATGGAAAATATTTAATGTTAGGTGGTGTAGGTTTTATACATGCACCTATAAATCCTATGGGAAAAGAATATGGTGGGGAAGCTAGTGAAAGACAAGTCGCAAACAAATCAAAAATAGATATTGTATTCGGTCATAGTCATAGAGCGCAAGATAATAGAGTTTCTAAAATCAGTCCTATCAAAAATGATTTTACTAGAATTATAAATGTTGGTTGTGCTATGCCACATAATCATATTGAAAGTTATGCTAAACACAGTCTTACTGGTTGGACATATCAAATATGTGAACTTAAAATTTGGGAAAATCATAT